TCTCCTGCTGCTACTGCTGCCGCTACGTCAGCTTCTCCTGCTGCTACTGCTTCTGATACTGCTGTTGCACCTGCGGCTTCCGCTGCTTCTACAGCCTTTTCTCCTGCTTTTACAGCAGCGTCCACAGCCTTTTGACCAGCGTCTACAGCATCTGCTACAGCCTTTTCTCCTGCTTCTTTGGCATCTTTTAAAGCAGTTTCTGCGGAAGTTGTCACCTCTTTTAACTTAGTTTCAGCAGCCTCAATAGCTTGTTCAAGAGCTTTATCACCATCCTTAATAGCTTGCTCTTTAGCGCTTGTAGCTTCAGTAAGTTTTGTGTTTAGAGAATCTATAGTTCCCTCTAAAGTGGTCACTGATTCATTTAAAGTTTTAATAGTTTCTGTATTGGCTTTTTCTACTTCAATCTTTTTGTCCAGTGCAGTATTAGCATTATCAAGACTAGTCTTTAAGTCTGCTGCTGTGGTTTGCGAAGTTTCTAATGCTGTTTGTGCTGTCTCTAGCTTACCTTCTAAGCCTTCGATAGTTGTACCCGCTGTTGTTACCTCACCTTCTAAGTCTTTAATAGTTGACTCAAGACCTGTTCTTTCCGTAGCAAAATCTGACTCTAAAGTAGTAGTAGTTTCGCTTACAGCTTTAGTAACGGCAGCGTCTATGTCTGCTTGGTTAAACTCTGTAGTGTCTTCAGGTAGAGCATCTATAGCCTTAGTTACTGCGCTGTCTATATCCTTTTGTGTAAAAGGTGTAGTGTCTTCCGGTAAGTTTTTTAGGGCTTCGTCTACAGCGTCTTTTACAGCAGTATCTACTTGAGCAGCAGTAGATAAACCTTTAGTAGCTTCAGCTACTGCTTTGTCTATGTCTGCTTGGTTAAATTTTGTAGTGTCTTCAGGTAAATTATCAAGAGCTTTATTTACTGCTTTGTCTATATCTTCCTGTGTAAAAGGAGTAGTATCTGCGGGAATATTTCCTAAAGCAGTGTCTACAGCATCTTTTACAGCAGTGTCTACATCTGTTTTTGTAAACATTCCCTGAGTAGCGTCAGCTACTGCCTTGTCTATATCTGCTTGGTTAAACTCTGTAGTGTCTTTAGGCAGGGCATCAATAGCCTTTTGCGTAGCTTCGTCTGCTTCTGCTTGTGTTAGTAACCCTTGAGTTGCTTCTGATACTTTTTCAGCTACTTTTTCGTCTACTTGTGCTTGTGTAAACATTCCTCCAGAAGCAGCACTAGCTGCGGCTCCCCCAGAAGCTGCGGCTCCCCCAGAAGGAGTCTGCGAACCAGAAGTAGCGTAGTTTTCTAAAACAGTTCCTACTACTGCGCTTAAAGGATTAGCAGCACCACCTCCGCTAAGTAAAGGAGCAACTGCATCTACACTACCCGCCAACGCTGCTGCCGCTGCTGCCGCTGGAGAGGATACTGAAGAAACACCTGTGGGCAGGGCAGAAGATGGAACTGGAGTATCAAGATAAGTTTTAGGAGGTGTTGTTGCATAAGCATCTACAGCACTCCCTGAACTTGCAGCGCCACCTCCGCTGCTACCGCCACCCCCCGCCTGCACTGGGTCTATTGCTTCTTGTACATCAACAGTAACGGTAGTGTCTGTTCCGTAAAAAGGATCTGTTTCAAATTCTTGCGGCGCTCTTAAACTATCAAATTGATCTAGGTAAGTAGTTGGTAGTTCTGTCGTTATATTTGCTCTAGCATCTCCAGTAGGGGACAACGTTGCTAAAGCACCGCCAGAAGCTAAGTTAGCTAATTCTTGTTCAGCCAAGTCCACTAACTGATCGCCACGAACATCTGTTAGTTCTTGTTCAGCTAAGGCTACTAGCTCGTCACCAATAATATCTTCTTCTTCTAATTTAGCAAGTTCTTCTTCAGCTAAAGTAGAAAGACTTTCAGCATCTTCAAGACCTAGAGAATCTAAAGCATCTTGTAGCTCATCAAACTGAGTAACTACACTTTCCGGTACAATGTCTTCGACACCTTTTACAAGACCTTCTACAAAATCTTCAGTTTTAGCAACAAACTCTGGTGTTTCAACCCCCGGCACACCTGCGTCTTTAAGATAAGTACCTACACCCGCTATTAAAGATTCTTCTAAAGATGCTCCCTCAACGCCTTTACTAACTGACGTTGAAACAGCGTTAGCTAGGTCATCTTGAGCTACGCCGTACTTATCAAGAAATTCTGAAGTTAATCCTGATTTATCTAAAGTCTCTGTAATAAGCGGAGTAGCGTAAGTAGACGCGCCGCCTATAACAGCAGACTTTAGAGCGTCTTCTAAATCACCACCTTGTATAACAGTGTTTGCTGCTGATGCCACTGCTTCAGATAAAGCAATATTAGCAGTAGTGCCTGCGGCTGCTGTACCTGTTGCTGAAAGTGCCGCGTTTGCTAACCCTCCCGTTAACTGTGAAAGCATGGCAGTCTTGCCTATTTCAGCAAGAGTCCTTACGCCAGTAGCAAAGTCACTTTCGTTTATTTCGTATGTTCTTAGCTCACCAAAGCTAAAGGGGTCATACAGGTACTGTCCTGTACTGTCTGAGAAAAGAGGATTAACACCGTACTGCCCCATAAGCTGCTGTACTTCAGGGTCTTGTGTGTACGCAGCGTACAGGGCTTGCTCGTAGTTTGCACCTGTAGTCGCCTGTATTTCAGGTACTTTGTCAAGCAGTAATGTTCTTATTTCGTTCTGAAAGTCACCAAGGTCTTCTTGAGGAGTTGCTGTAAACCTGTTCAGTTTACCTGTAAAGTCGCCTTGTTCTTGTGGAAGTTCAGGAGTGTAGTCTGTGGCTGACGCTGCGTAATCTTCTGCACTTACAACAGACGATAATGCAGTGGCCGGTATATTCATGCCTGCACCGGCAGCAGCAGATACACCTCCCATCCCTGCGGCTTCAGAGCCAAACCTATCAGCATAAGGGTCAAGCCCTGAAGTTTCCTCTGCTTGTTTAAGACCTAAGTCATAATAAACACTTACTTCGTCTGGATCATCTGTGGTTGCTCCAGAAGCTAGTACATCTTTGTATGCGTCAGTAATAGAGCCTAGCTGTCCTGATGTATACAATAGGTTAGAAGGTAGTGGAGGTGTGACTCCTGCCTGTTCTTGCTGAGTAGCTTCAGTAGGAACTGGTGTAGGGGTTTCCTGTGGTTCAGGCACAACCACACCACCCATGAAGCCGGGGGGCATAGCTAGCCCTGACTCAAAGGGGTCGCCGTAGAAAATGTCTTCTACTCTCATTTACTACCCCAGCTAGACAAGGTTTTGATACCAAAGCTGGCAGCTATAGCGCCACCAAGGAATGCTTTGTAGTAGTCTGGCATTGTAGACAAGACAATAAACCCCTGCTCAACGTATGGAACCATTGACGGTATAAAGGCACCTATCAACGGTAAACTTAGGATAATAGCAAACCACTCGTCCTTCCAAGAGGACTGAGATGCTGCGGCTTGTTGAGTTTCCCAATCAGCGTCCGCATCAATACGGCGCATCTTGGATTCATGGACAGCTTGCTTTTCAGCAGCTTTATTTTTAAGGAAAGTACCAGCTATGTTTGCTATAGGGCCAATCAGTGTTTGCCACATATACTCACCTTAAAAAGAAAGCTAGGGGCCACCGAAGCAGCCCCATGCTTAGCGGTTGTTACTTAGGCACAACCAAAGTCAAACCAGCTTCAGGACGAAGTACAGCGGTGCCGTACAGAGTGTCTGAAGTGAACAAGTTAGAGAGGAACTCTTGCTTGTACTGAGTTTGAGAACGAACACCCATCTGCTCTGCCATGACCAATGCATCACGGTGGAACAAGAGTGCGCCCAAAGAGTCTACTGAACTAGCTGAGTTATCAGCAGCAGCTTCGACTACAGGGCAGTTGGTGCTAACGTAAACGTCAATACCGTAAAGTTGACCAATCTGGCCGTTAGTAACCTGACCGTTGTTTACAAAGTCAGAGCTAACGTAGCGGTCAATACCCATGATGGTGTTACGTACTGAAGGAGGAACAACAAAGCTGCGTCCGTCCATTGGTACGTCTTCATCGTCCAGCTTCTGAATGATAGCACGGAATGCAGAGTCAACAAAAACATCTGAAGCCGTTACAGTATCAGCAGCGTAGGTAGTCAGAGCGTTAGAGCTTGAGTTATCTACGAAGAAAGTACCACCATTGTTCAAGTAGGTGGAAGATGTAGAACCCGCGCTACCCAAGCCTGTAGCCAGAGAGTGCAGGTCGGTGTCAACTTGCTTAGCCAGCGCATAACCAGCATCTTCAGTATAGAACTGACGCAAAGAAGACAGGGCTTGTACATCAGTAATATCCTCAATCAAGCGTGAGTATTCAAAGTGCTTGTTGATGGATACCTGCACTTCACCTTCAGTAGCGTTCTGCACAGTTACAGCAGTGTTCTCTGCTTTAGCGTGTGCATCGCCACGTACAGGCTTAGGTACATGGATAGTGTCGCCTTTCTTGCCAGCCATTGACATCTTCTTTACAAGATTGGCTAGAACAAGGTTCTTTTGGTATGCAGCGATAATTTCATCGCTCCAGATTTCTGGGATAAAGGTTGCTGCGCTAGTATTGTCAACAAACCCCCCAGTAGCGGGATATGTAGAATCAGTCATTTAATATCTCCTCAGATATATCATTTGACCCTCTTTTCAGCATACGCTCTCATTATTTCGTCTTGTAGAGCAGCATACCTATGTGGGTCTTCTTTCATAAGTTTAATAATGTCTGCGCGTCTATAGATCTTCTTAGGGCTTGACTCAGAGCTACCACGGGCATTGCCTGTACTAGCGTTCTTAACTGCCTGCTTGCGACTCTGCTTTTCAGCAGTTGCAGCCTGACCAATCATCTGTTGACGTTCTTTCCAAAGATTGAAAAGCTCATCAGCAGCTTCGTAGTCGTACTGCTTGTCTGCCGCTACAAACAGCTTCGTCCTGATTTTGGATGCTTGAATCCACTCTGCAAACTTTGTATCCTTTAGGATACTCTCCATGTCAGGGTGGTTAGTCTTCAGTGCAGACAATGCAGTTTGCATCTTGTACTGTTGACTTACTGATTCAGCTTCCTTAATCTTAGGATGATTCTGGATAGCCTGTGCTACTGCCTTCTCAGGATCAGTAAAGAAGTCTACTTCTTCGACTTGTTCTTCTTGTTGTGGTGCCGGTGTGAGTTGTGCTTGGATGTAGTTATCGACAACCTTACGTAGTTCACCTACCTCAGAACTTTGTCGCCCCAATAGCTTCTCAGCTTCTTGGTGCATCTGTACAAGTTCCTGTGCAGACTTACCTTGGTATTTGTCAGGAATATCAGGTTCGCTAGGAGTTACCTGTTCTTCCACTTCCGGTTGTTGTTGTTCAGCAAATACGTCTTCTTGTGACGCTTGCTCATCCTCACGCTCAATTATTTTAGCCATTATTAAACTCCGTACCTTAGTATTGTGGAGAGATTAAAAAAAGGGTTCTAGCTACGAACTTTGCTTTTTCTCATATTGGATGTGACTCTGCCTAGCCTTAGCCCAACGCCTAGTAGCGTCAGGAAAGTCCCCACTGATGGGATCAAGTTTAGACCTGATAGGAGAGATAATCCTTTTAGCACTGTAACCGCACTTTCCGCACCTAATAGTGTGTTGGTCTTCAGTGACTAATGCTTCAAATATATGCCCATCAAGACACTTGAAGTCGTACAATTTGAACATTATGCTTCTAGCTCTAGTTCTTCTTGTGGTTCTTCTTTAGCTTCTTTCTCAGCATTGTTAATTTGAGTTTCTAGGTTAAACAGAGTAGCAAGTATTGCAAGTTGTCCTTTACGGAAGTGCAAGTTCTCATTATCTGTTGTTTGTTCAACTGAGTTTATCTGCGCTACATTTTGGTTTAGATCAGTAAGAAGTTGTTTCCAACCTTCTGAACGAAACATCTCAAAGTAGTTAGCAAAGTAAACTTCAAGTTCTTTAGTCATCTTATGTATTCCCTTAATTAGTTTAAGATACAAGTTAGATTATACCATACTTTTGTTAAAAAGTCAAGTATTATTTTTACTTTTTAACAGGTTTGCGTGCAGGTCGCCGTTGCATTGTTTTTTTCTTCTTAGGTGGGCGTCCTACTTTGCTTCCGTAAGTTCCTTTTCCCATTGGCATATCAGTCTTCCTCCGTTTTGGGTGGGTCTCTAAGTAACAGTTTAGTACCTACTTCAGATACAGGTACTACTCTGGGTTCACAATAAGCATCAAAGTGTCTGGTCTTAGGCATTACAATGGCGTGTTGACCAACATCCTGATGCACTAGGGCTGTCTTGTATTCTAAGCAGGAAGTCAACTCACGGAATGCTATCTCTAGTGTTGGCACATTCTTCTCAAGAATAACCAGCATAAAGATTAGCATGGTCTCCATTAGATTCTTCTCTTTTTCTTGACAGCCTGTTTCTTAATAGCTGTGGGCTTTTTCAAGTCCCAAGTTAAAATTAGTAGCTGGGTGTCCCATGCTGTGCCAAGGATTCTTGGGCCTTGATTGCGCACATACACTTCCGCACCGTATCCGCACTGTCCTTTGTTGAACAGCAGCCAGTTCTTTGCGACTCTGTGTCGCTCTGCTGGTGGTTGCACATAGCGTAGCATCCTGTACTCACGCATGTCGCAGAACAGAGTTGGGTTTCTTGGGTCATAGTCTACTTGGCTAGGAGAGCCTGTACGAGAGCTTGTATCTGTTCGTTGGTCTTCTCCTGAATCTTCTCCTGACGAGCCAGAGAGTTGACTATCGCTTCCACCTTCTGCTCCGTTACTGCCTGTGCTTGGCCGTTGGCCTGAGCCTTTTTTGCGGCTTCCTCTGCTATCTGGGCTATGCGCTGCCTGTCCTCTGATGCGTGAGCTGTGTTAGCCTGTAGGACACCCCAAGCAACTGCTAGGCTGACAGCGGCTGCTGCGATTGGTAGCGCCCACTGTGGCACCTTGATTGCGTTATCGGTCATTGTTTTTCCTTGTTATACTGCCCGTAACTTGCCGGACTTTTTGTTTACTATCTTTGCGCTAGTTTCTAGGACAAAAGCAGAGTGCTGCTTAATCATCTCCAGAATCTCTAGCTGTACATCAGGGTCTTGTGCTTCAATGAGGGAACCTCCTAAGTAGGAGATTGTCTCTGAGTTGAGCCGCAAAACGCTTGTTTCAGGGTCATCAAATACAGGTATAAACTCAGATTCCATCATGTTTTTAGTCCTTTCTACCATTTTACTTTGTCAGCCCAATATGCAGCAGACATTTTACCTTTAGCAATATTCTTACCATGTCTAGCCTTAAAGGACTTTCGCCGTGCTTTTTGTTTAGCTGACTCACCTTCTTTTGGCTTACCCGCAGTCTTTACACCCTGTTGACCAAACCGTATAGTCTTTACTTTGTCCCCTTCCTTAGCGACAACTACATGGCTTTTAGTTGGGTGATTAGGGGTTCGCTTGGGTTTGTTGTACCCCGATACTCCTGCTCTCTCCAGCCGTGAGTCTTTTTTCTTGTCGCTCATCAAGCAGCTTCCTGTTTAGTCTTGCGCGTCTGCGTTGTCCTTTTCGCTTCATTCTTAGCTTCTAGTTCCTTAATCTTGTTTTCAAGTTCTTCAAACTTGGCGTTGATTTGGTTAATAGCGTCTTGAAATTGCACTGAAGTGATTACCATGTTACTATCCTTGCTGTGGCTGCTGTTGAATCTTGAGATCAATCTCTTTTTCTTTCAGCATAGTTTGTGCCATCTTCAGCCTACG